CGATCTGCGGCATCCGCGTTGCCGCACTGGGGCAGGCGGCGGCGCAAAACGACACCGTTACGCGCACCAGCACCGGACTGGCCTATATCGTCAAGGACGTCATTCCCGACGGCCATGGTCACGTAAAGCTGGTGCTGCAGAGCAAGAGCGGGCGCATATGAGCTGGGAAGCGCCGCAACTCGACAGTCCGGTCACCTCGGAAACGCTGCTGGCGCTCTGCGTTGCCGCGCTGCGTGCCGATGGCGCCACCGATGCCGGCACCCGCGTCTATTCGCCCGGCGACTGGCCTTCGCAACAGGCCACGTTGCCGCAGATCAAACTGCGCATCGCGCGCGAAAGCCGCGTTTCGCTGGGTCGGTCGGGTTCGCCGCAATTCACCACGACCGCCACCATCCGCATTCTGGCGGAGGCGCAGGCCTTTGCACAGACCGACAACGCCGGCGCCGAACAGGCGCAGGCGCTGGCCTGGGCGCTCAAGCGCCAGGTCGAAGTCGCGATCATCAATTCCTACCCGTTGTTCAGCGCGATCCAGCAGCTCGCCGGCATGCGCAGCGATCTCGCCTACAACAGCGACGGCGCAACCCATATCGCCGGGATCCAGATGGATCTCGATCTCGAGTTTTACGAAGACGCCGACAGCTTCGCGCCCATCGCCACGAGCGCGATCAGCGACGTGCTGATCACCGCCACCAATTACGCACCTGCCGCGATCGACATCCTGCAGGCCTGCGAAGACTCACCCGAATAGGAGACCACCATGCGTGTTGTCAGTGTCCCGGGGCGCACCGTGCGCCACTGGGCGACCCATCGCGTCATCGACGACAGCGGCATCCTGTATGACGCGCTGTGCGTCACCACCGCGCATTACCTCGGCGCCGGCGATCTCAAACTCGTCAACGACGACGGGTCCGATATCGTGCCCGAGCCCGCGCCCGATGCCGCGCCCGCGCCTGATGCTGCGCCCGTCACCAAGGCGGCGCCCGCTGCCAAGCCTGCAGCGGAGTAACGCGCGATGACCGTTCCCTTCAACACCACCCCGACGAACCTGCGCGTGCCGCTGTTCTATGCCGAACTCGATCCGAGCCGCGCCAACACCGAACCGCAGTCGCAGCGCACGCTGCTGATCGCGCAGATGTACGGCGCCGGCACCTGGACGCCGAATCTGCCGGTGCGCGTGCCGTCGCCGGCGGCGGCGATCACGGGCGCGGGCTATGGCTCGATCATGGCCGCCATGGCGGCGATGTACATGCTCAACGACCCGTCGGCCGACGTGCATGCCCTGCCGGTCAGCGATGCGGGCGGCGCCACGGCGGCGACCGACACGATCACCTTTACCGGCCCGGCCACGGCGGCCGGCACGCTCGCGCTCTATATCGCCGGCGTGCTGGTGCCCGTCGCGGTGTCGGTGGGCGATACGGCCACCACGATCGCCACCAACACCGTCGCGGCCATCACCGCCTCGACCGGTCAGGCAGTTTCGACGATGGCCAACTGCGGCCTGCCCGTCACAGCCGCCAGTGCCGCCGGCGTCGTTACGCTGACCGCCGTCAACAAAGGGCTGTGCGGCAACGATATCGATGTGCGCATCAACTATCGCGGCACGGCCGCCGGCGAAGTCACTCCCGCGGGCGTCGGCGTGGCGATCGCCACGCCGCAGTGCAGCGGCGGCGCGACCAACCCGACGATCACGACCGCGCTGGCGAACCTGGCTGACCAGGCGTTCGATTTCATCGTCGTTGCCGCCACCGATTCCGCCACGCTCAACGCGCTCCAGGCGTGGCTGTCCGATGCCACCGGCCGCTGGAGCCCGCTGCAGCAGATCTATGGCGGCGTGTTCGCGGCCATGCGCGGCAGTGCCGGCGCGCTGGCCACCGCCGGCGCCACGCGCAACGACCAGCACCTTGAACTGTATGGGTTTTACGACAGCCCGTCGCCGGTCTGGGCATGGGCCGCCTATATGGCCGCGCTGCAGGCCGCATCGCTGCGCAACGATCCGGCACAGCCGGTGCAGTTTCTCAGCGGCCAGGGCCTGCTGGCGCCGCCGGTGCAGTCGCGCTTTCCGCTGACGGTGCGCAACACCACGCTGCTCTACAGCGGAATCAGCACGTTCACCGTCAATGCCAACGGCAATGTCGTGATCGAAAACGCCATCACGACGTACATCACCAACGCCCAGGGCACGCCCGACAACAGCTATCTCGAAATCGAGACGCTCTACACGCTGATCTATGTCATCCGCGCGCTGAAGAGCGTGGTCACGACCAAGTATGCGCGGGTGAAGCTGGCGGCGGATGGCACGCGCCTGTCGCCCAACAGCAACGTCGTGACGCCGTCCACCATCAAGGCCGACATCATCGCCGCCTACATCGCGCTCGAGCTGGCCGGCTTCGTCCAGCAAAGCGATGTCTTTGCGCAGAACCTGATCGTCGAAAAGGACGCGACCAACCCCAACCGCGTCAACGTGCTGTGGCCCGGCATCCTCATCGATCAGCTGCGCGTCTTCGCCACGCTGATCCAGTTCCGCCTCCAGTAAGGACCCCTCATCATGTCAGCACTTGCTGGAACCCTCACGCTCACGATCGACGGCGTGGCGTATGCCGTGTCGGGATCGTGCAACTATCTGGTCAGCAGCACCGAACGCGAAACCCTCAAGGGGCAGGACGGCGTTCACGGCTACAAGGAAATGCCGAAGGAAGGCTGGATCAGTTTCCACGGCCGCGACAGCGGCGCGGTATCGATGGGCACGCTCAATGCCGCCAACGGCGTGACCGTCGTTGCCACGCTGATCAACGGCAAGACGATCATCGCCACCAACGCCTGGCGCGATGGCGACCCGGCCGAGGTCAACACCGAGGACGGGACTTTCGACATCAAGTTTTCGGCCGCCAGTGTGACGGAGAACTGAGATGGCTGGCGAGGATCAGGTCGAGGTCACGACCGAGCTGACCATCACACTCAAAAATCCGGTCACGCTGGGCGATCTGTCCTATTCGGAACTGCGCCTGCGCGAACCGACAGGGGCGGAGATGATCGCGGTCGATGGGAAAAAGGGCTGGGCGCTCGATATCGCGCTGATCGCGCTGGTCGCAGGCGTCCCCGAGCCCGCCGTCATCAAGATCGGCGGCGGCGACCTGATGCGCGCGCGAAAGTTCATCGACCATTTTTTCGAATAAGGCCGGCGGACTGGCGGTCACGCCTGGTCGCATTGGGCCGCATGTTCGGCAAATTCCCCGACGAGGTCGCAACCCGGCCATGGTCGGTCCTGAACGCATGGTGGGATGCCGCGCATGAGCGATGAAATCGCCAAAGTCGGCATTGGCATCACGGCGGACGATCAGACCAAGAGCGGTATCAAGGCCGCTGAAAACCGCCTCGACCAGATGGCGAAGCGCACGCGCAGCAAGTTCGAAAAATCGGACCAGTCGCGCGATGCATCGTTCCGCCGCAGCACATCGCGGATCGTCGGCAGCTTTTCCAAGATCGAGCAGGCCAGCGCGCGCGCCTTTGGCGGATCCTCGCTGACCGCCGGCATCGCAGGCCGAATGCAGGGTGTCGGCAACGCCGCCTCGATCATGGGTGACGCACTGGGCAGCGCAGCCAGCGAAGGCGGCGGCCTGGCGCGCGCGATGGGCATGGTCGGTGTCGCAGCGGCGGGCACGATCGCGGTCGTTGCGGCCGCGGGCTATGCCGCATTCAGCCTGGCCAACGATTGGGCCAAAGGCGCGGCGGCGATCGGGCGCACTGCCGATACGATCGGCGTGTCGACCAAGACACTGCAGAACTTCACCAACGCGGCCGCGCGCATGGATATCGATCCGGGCGCCGCAGCCGGTGGCCTGGGCGGCCTGTCGCAAACGCTCAATGACGCACGGTATGGCAACAACCCGGGGGCGATGGCGGTGCTGTCGCGGCTCGGTATCAAGCTCAACCTCAAAAAAGACGGCACCGTCAACACCGATGCGATGCTGCCGGTGATCGCCGACAAATTCGCCCGACAGACCAGCGCTGGCAAGCGCCTGATGGCATCGCAACTGGGCATCTCGCCGGCGTTGATCCCGCTGCTGAGCATGGGCGGCAAGGCCCTGACCGCCGAAATGGCCGACGCGCAGAAAAATGCGCCGTTCGAGACCGGCGACAATATCAAGTCGGCACAGCATGTCCGCAGCGATATCGTGAAAATCGGCCAGAAGGCGGACCAGGCCAAAGCATGGGCCGGGCGCAACCTTGCGATCGAGGGCGACAAAGCCGCGCATGGCGTCGCCGATACAATTGGCAACGCGGCCAAAACCATGCGCGACGCCGGGCAGGGCATGCAGCAGGGATCGAGCGACTTCGACAAGGCAGTGCGCTCGTTCGCCGCGACCATGGGTTATCTCTACACCGGCCGAAATTACGGGTCGCCAGCCACAGGCGACAACAGTTTTGACGCGCGTATCGAGCGTGCTGAAAACTCTCGTCAGGACCAGACCAGCCCAAAGGGCGCGCACGGCGTGCGGCAGTTGATGCCTGACATGGCGCGCCGAATTGCCTCCTCGATGGGCCAGCCCTTTGACGAGGGCCGGTACCAGAACGACGAAACCTATCAGCGCCTGCTGGGCGATTACTACGACGATCAGCTCGCCAAAAAGTACAAAGGCGACGAAACGCTGATGGCCGCCGCGTACAACGCGGGTGAAGGCAATGTCGACAAGTGGATTCGGCAGTTCGGTGATCCCCGAACAGGGCGCACCACCGACGCGGCTTTTGCCGGGCATATCCCGTTCAAGGAAACCCGCGATTACGTCCACAAAGTCGTGGTCGAATTCAAGAACGCGCCGCCTGGCACGGCCGCCATGGTGCACAGCCCCGGCGGCGCCGTCAGCTACGGCATCGTGCACTGATCGCACGGCGATCTAGTCTTTCAAAACTCGGGAAACCCCCATGTCATTGATCCCTGACCTTGCGAGCATCGCGCAAGGGCAGATCGCTGGCGTGGGAAAACCGGCGGTAAATCCGAACAAGGTGCAGCCCGCGTCCTGGCGCGGTGTGCAATTCGCCG